ACACGCGGATCGTCAGCGGATGAATCGGGAACCCCATCAGGGAATCCGGCGTCAGCTTCCCGGTCTGCGGATCGATCGTCTGGTACGGGGAGTCGCGATGCTCCACCGGCTCGTCGACCCCCTCGAGGAAGATCAGCACGGACAGGTGCTGGGGATGCGGCCGATCGGGACGATAGAGGTGCGACTTGTACCAGATCACCGACCCCCGCGCGACCGCCTCCGACAGCCGACTCCCGCCGCCGTAGTCGAAGTAGAGTTCGTCCTGCGACGGTCCCCCCTCGAAATCCGACGGCACCCAGCCTTTGGCCTTCACGACCGCCAGCGGCCACTCGAAATCATACCCGAGGTACGGCGCATCGTCCCAGCGGGTCGAGCGGAACCCTGAGGGAATCAGCATCTGCTTCGGTGAGAGGTAGCGCCAGAAGAACGCCTCATGAATCGGGACAGCCACCGTCACCGTTTCCATCACGGGTGTGGTCGACAGACCCAGCACCGACCCCGGCGCGGCCTGCTCCCCCACCGGCTGCTGCGTCTCCACCGGCACCGTCGCGGCTTCATACCCCATCACCGAGAAGCCCGTCCCCGCCGTGCAGAGCACGTCGAACAACAACCGGCTGTAGAGATCCTTCACGTCCTCGCCGGTCAGCCCGAGCTTGTGATTCAGAATCGCGGTGTGAATCCCGAGTGTCGCGCGCTGGTTCGTATCCTCGCTGAGCGGCGAGGGAATCGCTTCGATGTCCGGCTGCTGGTAGAACAGATCCGCCTTTTTCCGCTCGACCAGCGTGAAATCGCGGTTCGTGTTCAGCAACGCGCCGTATTGCGTCGGGTCGTCCGAGAGCTGCGGGGCGTAGGCTTTCAGGTTGGCGTCCCACCAGATCTGCGCTTTCTTCCGCAGATCGCGGGCCTTCGCGAGCTCGCCCCGCCACTGCTCCCGATCCATCGCCGCCAACGGTAGCACCTGGCGCTCAGCCAACGCGCACCTCACGCCCCGCCAGAATGCCCGTCGGCGTCTGCGTCCGCGCCTTCAGCCAGCCCATCGTCCATTCCTGCGCCTTGGTGGTTTTCGTGACCGTCCCCGGCGTCGGGCGGGACATCACGAAGTACCGCAGCGCATCCGCCGCGTGATCCTCCCCGTCGGTATCCACATCCTCCGGGCGACTCGCATCACTCACCAGCGACGGCAGCGTCCGAGCCGTGTACGTGCAGAGCGGTGACACCTGTAACCAGGGCGCCCCGTCCGGCGCGGCGTGCAGCCAATGGCGTACGCGCTGCCAGCCGTTGATCCGGTCCTTGTCCGCCGGCCGCGTGCCCACAGACAGGCCCCCCGCCCGCATCCCGCGGCGTACCGTCTCAATCGTCGACTCCCCCGAATCGTTGTTCGGGATCTCCATCGCCGTGTCGTACACGAGGTACTTGATCGCCGACAGCCCGCGGTCCTTGCACCGCCGCGCAATCTCCTTCCCGACCTCCGACGCCAACGTCAACTTGAACACGTACTCCTCTTCGAGATACGCCTTTCCGTCCACCAACGCCCACCAGAGGCACACGCCGTAGTTCACATAGCCCCAGTCGAACGACAGCACCCGCGGCACGTCCGGCGCGATCACCCGATGCTCCCGCGTGACATGCACACCCTTCCGCCACTCGGGGAAGTACTGGCCGGGGAAGATGTCCCAATCCCCGTCCCGGTACGCCTTCCGCATCTCCGGCGGCAACGCCAGCAGCTTCCGCTCGTACTGCTGATCCAGATACGGGTTGTCTTCCAGCTTCGACGGGATGAACGCCCACTCCGCAGGGTCGTAGTCCGGATACTCCGTGCGGTCCACACTCTTGTCGATGAACCGCGCCCGCACCCAGTGACTCTGCGGCCCCCCAGGATTCGTGCCGCAGAGAATCTTCGGCGCGACCCCCGGCTTGCTCGACCGCGCCCGCGAGCTAATCAGCAGAAACGGCGTCTCCTCGAATGTCACCAACTCGTCAAATATGATCAGGTCGTATTCCGCTGACAGGTAGTTCCCCGCGTCCGCCGCCGTCTCACAGTGCCCACACTGCAGGATCGACCCGTTCGGATACCGACACACCTTCGCGCTCGGCACCGCCACCGCGCCCATCTCTGGCGCCTCGATCTCCAAGTCCCGCAGATGGGTCTGCTCCAACTCCTTGTACGTCCGCCGCAGCAGCAGCACCCGGTACCCCGGCGTCGTCATACACGCCGCATGCGCCAGCTCCCGCAGCCCCTTCGACTTGCTCCCCCCCGCCGCGCCCCCCATCAGCACGTACGTCGGGCCATCCACCCGCTGCAGCAGTTCCGCCGCTTCCACCTGCCGGGGCAAGGGCACAAACCGACACCGCCGGTCCTTCCCCTTCAGATGCGTGAACATCGCGTGCGCCACCTGCCGCCGCCAACACGCCTCCGTCGGACACACCCACGGCACCAGCCCGCCGACCGTTACCAGCCCCCGCACAAACGGCGACCCGCACCAGCAGCACGAGGCGAGCGGATGCGTCTCGATTACGCCTCTCCTTTTTCTGCGCCCGCCCCCGTCACACGCCCTTTCCCCGCCCCCGCCCTGCGCACCGGGACAGCCGCCCGCCCGCCCGGGTGGGTCCCTCGGGGGTTCCCGCGCCTGCCCTGGGCGGGATCCGACTTTCGCTGTGCGCTGAGGGACTTTCGCCCCTGACTTTCGCCAGCGAAAGCTGGTGGAGGCGTGGCTGTAAGTGCCTGAGCGTGCTGGCCTTCGCTATCTGTTTGGTTCTGATAATAGGGGATTGCGTTAACTTCCGCGTCGTCTGTACGGGGTGCGCTCACGCTCACGCTGATGTCGCTGTCCCGTGCGCCGATCTGCACCACCACGCGTGGCGCGCTGCTATCGTCCTGGCGTCGTCCCCAGCGATCAGGCGCTTTCCGCTCCAGCAGCGTCATCCCCGCGGCCCAGAATTGCGGACTTTCTGAGGCTTTTCGCACGTTCTTGATGATGTTCGCTTCCGCCAGAGCCTCAGCCTTTTCGAGGGCGTCTACGAAGGCCATTGCGGCTGCGTCTCCGCGGTCGGCGCGTTTGAGGATGTTGTAGAGCGCTTGCTTGGAGATTCCGGCCAGGCGGCAGGCGGTCTCGCGGTAGTTGCCGTCGGCGACGGCGGCGAGGATTATGTTGACGATCTCGGGGTCGGCTTCGAGGGGTGGGCGTCCGATACGGGACGGCTCGACGTGGCTGGCGACGCGCTCGGCGTGCGCCCGCAACGTGAGCGACTCGGTGTGCGTGGAATCAGAGCTGGGCGCTGCGCGCATAGGCCGAGGTTCGTTCGCTACCGCTCACTCACCGGCACTGACAAGTTCGCCGAGAACAGGGCACGCACGCTAGAGGGTGCCGGCGGGAAGACCCTGAAACGCCGTGTCGGGACATGACAATCCTCTTGACGCGGGATTGTGGAAAACCCGCGCGTGGGGGCGATTATCGCGGCGGTATGCGCGGCTCAGTCGTCTGCGACGACACGATCGGATCGGCGCGCTCGGTGGAGGTGTACTGGGCGTGACAGCCGGTGCAGACCCGGTAGCGGACGTAGCCCCGGAGGGCTTCGACGATCGTCGGCCGGTGAGGCTGGACGAGGCTATCCAGGTGGCCGCAGTAGGGACAGGCGACCTTCTCCCGGCGGCGGCGGGTCTGCCTCAGTGCTGCTTTCGCCTTTTCTTCAAAAATCTTCATCGGCTCGTCACTTTGTGCTTGCGCGCACGCATCGAGCATGCGATACTCTCTACATCGACGCGGCACTGACGCCGCCACCCTCTACGGAGAGACATCATGACGACCTACACCTACCGCCTCCTCCCCGGCTACAGCGCCATCGACCACCTCGCCGATGAGATCATCGCTCGGGCGCAGCGCCACGCTCCGGCGCCCATGACCAAGCGCGCGGCAGACGCAGCGCTGCGGACGGCGGTAACTGAGATGCGGGCACTGATGGGGCCGCAGAGCTGGCCGTCCATCGTGGTCGAGCGGCAGACTCGCTAGTAGATTGAGATAATCTCTCCGACATCCGCGCGGGATTGACCGCGCCACCCTCCATCTCGGAGTGACGACCATGCAGATCCGCATCATCCCCTTCGATTCCGCCACCCTGTGTCCCGGCAAGCTCGCCGACGCCGAAATCCTCTTTACCGATGGCCTGCTCGCAGGCACGAAACTGATCGGATTCGCCGTGTGGGAACGCCGCGGCGGTGGCCGAAACGTCACGTTCCCCGCACGTCAGTACGCCGTCAACGGGGAACGCCGCAGCTACGCGCTGCTCCGGCCGCAGGCGGACGTCGCCGAGACGGAGCCGGTCCGCGATGCGATCCTCGCCGCCTACGCGGCCCACGTGGA